CATATTAAAAGAACTTGACCCAGAAAAGGCTAAAGTTATTCAGGATAAGCTTACTGAAAAGGACACTAAGATAACAGAGCTGGAAAAAGCTGCTGTTGTTGAAGTGCCAGAGGAAAAGAAAGAAGACGCTATAATAGAAAAGGCGGACCCAGAAATTAAAAAATTTGTTGAGGAAATGAAGAAAGAGGCAGAAGAAACAAAGAAAGAGGCAGAACAGACAAAAAAAGAACTTTCAGAAATGAAAAAGACTTTGAGAAAAGATCAGATAACTAAGGATGTTTCTACCTATGATAAGTTGAGTGGACAAGCAGAGTTAGTAGACATAATGTTGGATATGGATGAGAAAATGCCTGAATCTTTGGAAAAAATGAAGGGTATTCTTAAATCTGTAAATGAAGCCCTTATTCAGGGTAATGTTACTAAAACTGTTGGAGGAGATGGCGAAGGTAGTGAAAAAACTGCTGAACAGCAAATTGATGAGGCTGCACAGGAAATAGTTAAGAATGAAAAAATCACTATTGAACAAGCCAGAGTTAAAGCTATGAAAGCTGATAGAAAGCTTTATAAGAAATATTTGGAAGAACAATAAAAGGAGGTGTTTTTAACATATGACACACGCATATGAAATAAACAAAGTATCAATGACCTTCCTTGCCGATTGCGATTTAAGTAGCTATCAGTATTATGCTGTAAAGCTAAATACTGATGGAGAAGCAGTTTTAGCATCTGACGCAAATGACGATTGTATCGGGGTATTGCAGGATGAACCTGCTGCTGCTGGTAGACCTTGTGAGGTTGCTACAGGTGGAACCTCTAAAGCTATTGGTGGGGCAACAATAGATGCTGGCGCCAAGGTTGAGGTTGGTGCAGGAGGTAAATTTGTTACTCTTACTACAGGTCCTATGATTGGTTATGCAATAACTGCCTGTGGTGCGGACGGAGAACAATTCTCATTAATGATAGATAGGGAAGCATAAATTAAATACGAAAGGAGAGTGAATTTATATGCCAAATCCTACTTATGGAAATATACATGTTGATGGACCGTTAACTAATATTAGTGTTGCTTACATACAGCAATCATCTGCATTCGTTGCAGATAAAGTTTTTCCTATTGTTCCAGTTAAGAAACAGTCTGACAGGTACTTCGTGTACTTAAAGGAGGACTGGTTCAGAGATGAAGCAGTAGAGAGAGTAATGGGAGCAGAATCAGCAGGTGGTGGATACGAAATCGATAATACGCCAACTTACTTCTGTAAGATATATGCGTATCACAAAGATGTGACTGCTGCTGATAGAGCAAATTCAGATGAGCCTTTACAGCCTGATGAAGATGCTGCACAGTTTGTTACACAGAAATTCTTACTTAAGAGGGAGGTTGACTGGGCAACTAGATTTTTTGCAACAGGAATATGGAATACAGAATACACTGGGGCTGCTGCTACAGCAGGTACCAATCTGAAATACTGGAGCACAAGTGGTTCTACCCCTATAACCGATGTTGCAACTGCACAGTTGGCTATACAGTCTGTTACCGGATATAAGCCGAATGTGATGGTGCTTGGACCACACGTATATAAAGATCTTAGAAATCATGCAGATATTCTTGAGAGAATCAAATATACACAGGGTCCTGCTATTCCTACACCTACATTGCTTGCACAGCTCTTTGATGTTGACAAGGTTGTAGTTGCAGGAGCAGTTAAAAACTCTGCTGCTAAAGGTGCTACTGAAGATACAGACTTTATACTTGGTAAGCATGCACTGTTAGCATATGCAGCACCACAGCCTGGAATTAAGCAGCCTACTGCTGGATATATATTCGCATGGACTGGACTCGAAGGTGCAGGTGCTTATGGTAATAGGTTATACAGAATTCCTATGGATCACTTAGGTTTAGGTACTACTAGAATTGAAGGCGAAATGTCTTTCGATTGCGAAGTAGTTGCTTCTACTCTTGGTGTGTTCTTCAATGGAATAGTAGCCTAATAGATAAAAAGAAAGGTATGTGAACTTAAATGACTTTTACCTGGACAGGAGACCCTGCTGCAAGTACGATTGAGCAGATACGTGCAGAGATATTTGATACGGATTCAACTAATGCATTATTTACTGATGAATGGATTGAATATGTTCTTACTTTAGAACATACGGTATTAAATACTGCTGCAAGATTATGTGAACAATTGTCTACAAAATATGCAGGAGATGTTGATAGGGCTATGGGACCATTGCGTGTTGACCTAAGCAAGAAAGCTACATATTATTATGCTAGAGCAAAAGAGCTTAGAAAAAGAGCAATGGCATTTGCAGAACCTTATGTTGGTGGTATATCCAAGGCAAAAGATGCTATATTTGAGAACGACTCAGACCTTAATCAACCCATTTTTAAAAAAGGGTTAATGGATAATGAGTAGGGGGTATTATTATGGCAAAAACCACATCCTACTTTATAGATTGGTTTAACAACAGTGTAATTTACAAAAATGAACTGTCCAGAGATGCTTTTGGAAAGATAATATATGCCAGTGATGGTGAAACACTTCCATGTTACATTTCTGGACAGACACGAATGGTAACTAATGATAAGGGTGAAGAGGTAGTATCCTTTGAACAAATATATCTTTTAGGTTCTAATGCCACAGTAGCTAGTATAGACCATACAGGTATTATGGAGATAGATGAAAAAGACAAGCCAATAAAGGCTGTAGAGAAATTTTATGATGAGCTGGGAGACTTAGATTTAGTGGTGGTTTATCTTTGATTAAGATAAATGTTAAGGTTAAAGGAGTAGAAAAAGTTGTGGCTAATATAATGTCTAAAAATATGGAAGCAGAAAAAGAAGCCGGAGCTGGACTTAAGTTTGCAGCTAAAGATATTATGGCAGATAGCAAGATAAACGAAGTACCGGTTGATACCGGAACACTCCAGAGTACAGCATTTATTCTTGAGCCTAAGACAACTAATGAAGGAGTTACTGTTACTATGGGTTATGGAGGTCCTAATGATAAGAAGAATCCTAAAAGTGGTAAGATGGCTAGCGAATATATGTTGGAAGTACATGAGAATCCAACGTATTACCATCCCTATGGAAAATGGAAATTTCTGGAGGACCCAGTACGCAGGTATACAAAACCATTATTTGATATACTAAGAGCAAGATTAAAAGTTGTTTTCAGCAAAGGAGTTAATATGAGATGACAGCATCTAATTTACTACTGGATTTTGTAACTTACTCTATAGCTCAAGGATGGGCAACAGTAGGTGGAACAAATGTATTTGCTGATAATATGCCAGATAGTCCAGATAACTGCATAGCCTTTATAGAATACCCAGGACAATCTTCATTTATTGCTAATGCTGATTTAAGGTCCATACAAGTAAGAGTTAGAAACTCTGATTATGAAACTGGAAGGCAATTAATATGGGATATTTATAATACACTATATAAGCCGGAGAGTGACACGAGATTTATTGATTTAACCGTTAATCGTTGGGTTCTTATTAAAGCAAGGCATACACCCTACTTGCTAAATAGGGATGAAACAAAACGATGTATTTTTATATTAAATATGGGTGTAACAACAAGTAGAGATGAATAGAAGGGGGGATTGTTAATATGGCAGAATTAAATGGTGTTAGAATAGGACTAAGAGATTTATATTATGCACTTCTTACTACTGATGCATCTGATGGAGCAGTTTATGGTACCCCAGTTCGTATTGTAGGAGCAATAGTGGCTAATATTAATCCAAACTCAAGTTCAGAAACCTTATTTGGAGATGATGGACCATTGGAAACTGCATCTCAATTAGGACAGATAGAAGCTGAAATAACTGTAGCAGACCTTCCATTATCTGTACAAGCAGTGCTGCTTGGTCATACAGCCCCATCAGCAGGAGTAATGTTTAAGAAATCTACAGACACACCTCCATGGGTAGCAATAGGATTTAAGTCTAAGAAATCCAATGGTAATTACAGGTATGTATGGTTACTTAAAGGTAAATTTAGGGAGATTGAGCTTAATCATGAAACTCAGGATGACAGTATTAATTTCCAGACACAAGCAATTACAGGGCATTTTGTTAAGAGAGAATATGATGATGCTTATGTCAAATTAGCTGATGAGGATGAAAGTGGATATGTTAGTGCAGGTGATACATGGTTCACAGATGGACCAGATGCACCGTAAAAATAAATAAAATAAATTAAGATATAAGGAAAGATTTAAAGGAGGTCAACCCTTATGAGTAATGCAAAAAATATAAAAGTGAAAGAAGATACAGTAAATATAAATGGTAAAGACTATGTAATTAGGTTTACTATGAATTCGTTTGTTATATTGGAGGAAGAGTTTGGTTCTATTGATGAGGCTCTTGATGCCATGAAAGGTATTCCTGTCTTTGATAAGGAAGGAAACCCTGTAATGGAAACAATTAAAGATCCTGAAACAGGAGAAGAAAAGAAAGAACAAAAAACCAGGATGAGTATAAAAACCATAAGGAAATTCTTGTGGAGTGGGCTTGTATCTGGTCAACCGGAGATAACAGAAGATGAGGTAGGTAATATCATAGATTTGTCAAATATGAACGAAATAGTTAAGAAACTAACTGAAACATTGACAACATCTTTACCAGAAGTAGAAAAGGGTGACAACCAAAAAAACTAAAAAGCGTCCCAGCCGATGAAGATGACCCATTTTATAAATCTGACGGCTGGGACTGGGATTGGATTAAATATGCTGCACTGGCTATTTTTCATAAAAGTGAGCATGACTTTTGGTTTAGTACTACACCAAGAGAGATAAATGCTTTACTAAAAGTGCATATGGATATAAATTCGCCAAATAAGAAAAAGGATAAAAATGAGATTACTGGATATATTGACCAGGTTCCAATGTTTTAGGAGGATACATAATGGCAGGTAATGCTGGAGAATTAACTGTAGATATTACAGCGAACAATGCTGGTTTAAAACGAGCAATAGCAGAGACAAAAACCACAATGAATTCTTTTGCTAAGACTCTTTCAGGTTCTTTTGGGGCACTTAATACTCAATTAGGTAAAAGCTCAAAAGAGCTAGAAAAAGTCAATAGGGGTGTATGGAATGTTTACACTAGTGTGAAAGATATTTTCCGTGTCGCTACTGGTATATTGATGGCAAGGGCTATCAATAGTGTTTTACGTGGAATTACCAGTATGGTACGGGAGATGTGGAATTTTAACCAGGTTATTGAGTCTACTTCACTATCTCTATCATATCTACTTGAAACAAAAGGAACACAAGCAGTTGAGGGCTTTATAGATTCTATGAAGCGTTTGGCTGCATTTACACCTTATACATTTGAAGGTGTAACAGATATGTCTAAAATATTACTTCGTTTTGGATATGCTGAAAAACAAGTACTTCCTATGGTAAAACTGATTGCAGATATGGGAGCTGCTGGTGGAGTTTCTGCGGAAAGACTAACTGATTTAGCATATGCAATTGGTAAAGTACTTGCTAAGGGAAGATTGTATTCAGTAGAAGCAATACGACAAATTGGTTCTGTTGTCCCAATAGCAGAAATATTAAAAACAAAACTTGGTATAACCCTGCAAGATCTTAAAACACTAAATGTTCCTGCTGTACCTGCTGTTATGGCAATATTTTCCTGGATAGAAGAAAATTATAAAGATGCAGCAGAAAAGATGGAACAGACTACAATGGGTTTACTTAACTCAATTAGAGACTTTGTACAATTTCTATTAAATGACTTACTTGAACCTGTATTTGATAGGATTAGATATCATCTTACTAATATAAGAAATATCTTAGATAGATTATGGACAGCCCTTAAAGAAGGTG